GCGACTGCACCAGCCCAAAGGGAATTTGCCATGTTGGTCTCCTGTCCGAAATGGGGGGCGGTTTTTCGGACCGCCCCCTAGTTTCGTTACGATGCGCCGCTGACCCGAGCCCCCATGAAGGGGTCCACGTTGGTGGCGCCGTAGATGGTATCCCAGCGGTGGACGTGAGCCCCCGTCGAGATATCCGAACCGCGCCAGTAGCGGATGCTGATACCCGTCGTCGGGTCGGTGGCGTAAGCCGCCTCGCCGGTGAAGGGCATGTGCAGCCGGGCGGAGACCATGGAGATTGCCGACTTGTGGAAGGCAGTCCGCACCCGGTAGGTAGCGCTTGCGGCGCCAAGGTGGGTGACAACCGCGTTGTCAACCGCAGCCGCGTTGACCGTGGCGAAGGCGGTGTTGGCCGCCGTGGACACGCCGTCGTTGGAACCCTGCACAATCAGCGGAGGGCTGATAATGAGGTCGCAGTTGCCGCCTGCGTCCGTGGTGATCGGAGTATTGAGCGGCGAGCCCACCGGCACCGAACCCGACGCGACGGATGCACCACCACGGATCGTGAACTGTTGCAGGTAAGGCAGACGGACGTTGTTGCGCCAGTCCCAAGCGAACACGTTGGCGATGGTGAAGACTTCACCCACCACATACGTCACGCCAGCCGACTGGCCATCCACACGGATGGTTTGCACCATGGTCGTTTTCACGTCACGGTAGTTCACCGAAAGCGTGCCGTTGTTGATCAGCGTGGTAGCTGCGGCGACGCGGGTGCCGTTGGTGATGCTCGGGCATTGCTGCGTGGCATACACGTCGATTTCCGAGAGGATCGGAATGCGCGTGCGCTCCAGAGCCGAACGGTTGACGTCCTGGATATACCCGCCGATGAGGCTGCCACGGATTTTCTCGCCATCGTTGAACAGGACGGTCGAGGAAAGGTCGGCGTTGGGGACGCCCATGTCCATCAGACGGGTGTGCACGCGGTTGAAATCGGCGGGCGACGGAATGTCGTTGCCGGGGTCGGTCGCGGGGGTGCCCGTGCCAACGTAGGAGTGGAACTCCGCCGACTTGGATTGCAGATAGGAGTCAATCTGGTGCGCCAGCGTCGAGGCAGCCGACTTCATCGTCTCGCTGCGCATGAGCGCATTGAACGACTGGACATACTCGATATCGCCGACGTTGATGTGGACCTTCGCATACTGGTTGACCGCCAGATTGACGGAACCGGTCACGATGTCCTGCGCTTCCAGCGTTGCGTTGAACGCCGAAGCGTTGTTGCGGGCGAAACGCGGGGGGCGCTTCACGCTGATCGTCAGGCCGTTTTCGTCGGTCACTTCATCGCGGAACTTGCCGTTCACCAGTTTCCCGGTGACAAGCTGGTTTTTGGCCAGCAGGAGCATGACGTTCGCATACTCCTGCGCATTAAGAAACTGGTTTGCCACTGGAAATTATCCCTTCGCTGCTGCGGCTGCCAATCGCTCGAACGCCGCAAAATCTTTTGTCGCCGGGGAGGTTGAAAACTGGCCTGAAGACCCTCGTGCCGGCGCAATCGGGTCAGGAGCACTTGGCGCCTTCCGCTCGGGGGCTTTCGGGGCTGCTGTGAGCTTTCCCTCCATCCGACCGAACCACATCGCCATCTGCGTCAGGTTCATTTCGGAGACTTTGCGGGATTCTTCGGGATTTTTGGCCAGGTGATATAGAACCTCCGGGCCAACCGAAGTCTCCATAGCGGTTTCCAGCATTTCCTTCGTCAACTCGTAGTTTCCAGCTTTCGCGCCTTCGACCACTACGTCTTCAAAATCGGAAAATTTGCTGGCACCAGCCTCCTGGACCTTGGCAGCTTTTTCTCGGAGTTGATCGGTTTCCCGGTCGGCAGCACTCCGCCGCTGAGCATCCTCTTGGTCCTTGCGCAGTGCTTCCATATGCTTGGCGACAATCAGGTTAGCCCTGTGGTCGGCAAGATCGGTCATATACTGCGGGTCGAGTTCCCCGTAACGGTATTTCTCCGGGTTGGGTCCTTCGACGGCCTCCGGTTTATCAGCCTCTTTTTCCGGCGTCAAGGGCTTACCAGCCTTCAACGCTTCGATTTCCGCCTTCAGGGCAGCTTTCTCCGCGCGCTCCGCTTCCGCGATACGCTCGAAGTGCCGCATATCGGCGGTGAGCTTGTTAATCCGCTCAGAGGTCGTGCGGGGCTTTTTTTCCCGCTCAGTGTCGCCAAGGGGTAGTTCGGGCTCATCCTCGCCCGTTTCTTCCTGAGCGGGAATTTCTTCCGCGACCGGCTGTTGCTCTTCCTGTTCCGGCTCGGGAGCGTCTGCCGCCGCTACCTTGGCTTCAAATTCAGCGAAATTATCCGCTGCTGTCGCTTCCTGTTCCGTCGGCATCTTCATCCACTCCTATTGCAGTTTCCACGAGCTTCAACCGGGCGTCGAAGTCTCGCTGCTGGTTCTTGCCCTCAACGTCAGCCTGGCGGGCTTCCGCGTCCGAGAGAGCCTTTTCGCCGGTCGCCAGATAGTTCTGTGCCCGCGCCATGGATTCTTGCGCCTTGGCTTCCAGAACGGCGATTTCGGCCTCTTCCTTGCGGGCTGCCAGTTCGGCGGCGGCCTGTTGCATTTCCTGGTTCTGCGCCTGCATCTGCTGGACTTCGGGCGGCAGGTCGTCCTGCGCCACGGAGCCGGGAGGGAGGCTGGCTTGGAAGCGCCGCATGAACTCGGGAGCCCGTGGCCAGTCCTGTGCCTCCGCGATGAGGTCCATGACCATGGCGGCGCTCTCAGGCACCGCGTTGACGAACGCCATCATCTGTTCCGCCGCCAGTGCGCGCTTGGTGATCGTCGCCGGGCCGGTCGTGACCGACACACCATATTTGCCGAGCGTGATATCGGTCTCGGGGCGGCTGGGGTCGTTGATGACGCCCTGCACGGCCTTGTTGTCCTCGCCCATGATCGTGATGATACGTTGGGTGTCGTAGACCGTCGGGATAAGCTCGTTGATGACCTTCGCGCACCGCTCTTCCGCCATCCGCAGACGGTCCTGGTAGATGAAGGTGCCAAGGTCGGTGATCGCCTGCCGGGCGTTAATCGCCTTGGCCGAAACCTCGTTGGATTTCTGCCCTAGAGCCGCTTCGTGGATGTTCGACACATCGCGGAAGTCCTGCACGGACATTTGCGCTTCGGTCAGGAGGGCGGCGTCCATGATAGGCGGCGCGATACGCTCAGGCTTCTGTCCGTCGCTGTTATAGAGCAACAGGGGGTCATCGTCGAGGTGGCTTTGGCGCCACGCCTGTTCGTTGCCAGCAACGGCTTCCTTGGTGGCAATCCACTTGTTGCGCGGCGCGGCGACCATTTGCTCCGCCAGAAGCGAGCGTTGGTAGTTGTGGAGGCGCTGGGGGTCTTTGAGGAACCGGACAAGACCCCAACGATAGACCCTGTTACCGTTCCGCATTTCCCAGCCGGGGACGCGGAAAATCGGGATCGTCGAGATAGGGAGGTCGTAGGGGCCTTCGAGAATGTCGGCACCGGAGCACAGATACATGCGCGCGAGGCGACGCGGCACCCGGCGAACGTAGGGCTCGCCATTGGCGCGACGTTGGACCGCCAAACGGGCTTCTCCGCCGCTCGCGGCCACAAGGGCCTCGACTTCCGGGTTGATCGCCAGCAGGTCTTGCAATTCCTCTTCGGTATCGACCTCCTGGGTTGTCCCACCTTCCATGAGAACAAGAATGCGCGTGCCATCTTCGACCATACGCCAGTAGGAGACGATCTTGACGCATTCGGTGCCATACCACGTCGTCGCGCCGCGATATTCGCCAAAATCGGTGCTGAAATCCGTCAGGGAGGCCCACGGGTAACGCTTTTTGAAGGCGTCGTTGGGGATATCATCGACAACCCACCCCCGTGTGGCGTCCCCGCCGCTCGGTTCAACGCTCATTTCGTCAAACACGGCTGCCAAGGGGTCAGGAATGGCTTTAATCTTGATATCTTGCTCGAAAACGTCGTCGGATGAGTATTCGAGGCACAGGTGGAAGGCCCCGAGGCCAGCCACAACCTGATATTTCATGGCTTCATCGCGGGCGAAGTCGGATTCGGAGTTTTTGAAGATCGACTTGATGATGCCCTGCCGAACTTCCGCGATTTCCTTCGTCCCGGTCTTGTCGGGCATGACACGGATTTCGGTTTCGTTCAGTAGCCGGTTGCCTACAACCTGCGCGACGAACGCAGGGAGGCGGTTGACTGTCAGGACGGGCTTGCGCTTGGCTGTGCGGCTCTTGCGGACGCGCGGCTCCCATTGCTCGCCGTAAGTGAACTCCACATCTTCGAGCGCAGCGACGCGATTATGCTCGTCAGCGCCGACAGCGCGGTCAAATGCCGTGCGCATATCGGACAGGAACTCTGCCACACTGCCGAACCCTTTTGGGGTCGCTGTGACTTTGCGCCGGGGCTTTTCATCAACACTGTCCACCATGCTAGACCATCCATCCACCGCCGCTGCCGGAAAGTTCACCCTCATAGACGGTGGAGGCGGCTCTGGCAACTGGCTTTGCGGCGGTTTCATGGATGCTGGGCTTCACGCGCGCCGTGTCGGGGAAATATTCCTTGGAGGCGAAGGTCAACGCCAGTGCGTCGCCAAGGTCGGGGGAGCGCAGACCGGCTTTGCGCATGTCGCTTTTGGACATGAGAAGCCAGTCGCCGTTCGTGCGGATGATATCCTTCACGCTCACGAGGTCGGAGGCCAGATCGTCTATATCCGGCAGGGAGGCGCAGCCCTCTTTGTCTTCCACCCACTCTTTGAGGCGGCCCCACATCTCAGCCCGGCGGTTTTCCGGGCCGACGCGCTGTTTGTTCGCCTGCTTGGACTGGCTCGGGCTCCCAAAGCTCACGGAACGGATGACGTTCGCGCAGTAGGGGTCCATCTGCCTCAGGTTCGTGATTATCGCTTGGCCGATGTTTCCGCTGTCGATATTCACGCGGTCGGGCTTGTGCGTGGTGATGACTTCCAGCAGCCAGTTGGTTGCCTCCAAACTGTCGATTTTGTTCCGCCATTCGCATTTGGTGACCTTGTTCCCTTCACGGAAGACGATTGCGAAGCGGTCGCCCCCACCGCCGGCGGGGTCCACGCCCATGATGAGCGCGCCTGAGGGCTCGGTCTTACGGCCACGGGCCCGGAGAACAGCCGCAGGGTTGATAAACGTGGTGTTGTCGATTGACGCCCATGCGTCGTCAACGCTGGAGGGGTATTCGCGGTTGAAGCGGCTGAGGCCCAACTCGCTGATCTTCAGCCGCCGCCACATCATCTGCCCGTCGGAGAGGTTGTAGGCGGCTGCCACGTCCACTTCGGAGGGCGTCGTGTCGTCCGGGGCGATAGGGTCCAGCTTGAAGGTTTCCCGTGGCAGGAAGGAATATTCCTTCTGCACAAACCACGGCAGAAAGATCGACCTGTATATGTCGTCGCCTTGCTGGCCCTTGCGGAAGGTCTCGAAGAACTTGCCGCTGGGACCGCCAGACGTGGACTCAAGGATGATCTCTGTGTCGGGCAGGAGAGCGACGCACTGGACGCTGGCGGCGAAGTGGCTTTCGGCGTTCTGCCAGAAGGCGGCTTCGGAGCCGTGGAACAGGTTGATGTCGCCCCCCCGGCCACCTTCCTGCGCGCCGGCGGTCGCCACGGTGTAGGAGCTTTCCAGACCCGGAAAAGTGAGCTTTGAGGCGTTATCCTCACCTGTCTTGGGGGCGAAAGGGTTATGTCGCTGGAAACGATCCACGATGCCAAAGAGGGCTTCGGCGGATTTCTTCTCGTGGCTGAGGATATACACCTTACGGCCAAAGAGGGTGACGGCCCGGTGGTAGTAGCGCGCGGCCACGTAGGTGGAGATACCCTGACGCCGCCCCTTGAGGACGGAAGCGCGCACCATGCCAACTTCGGACTTCTGTTTCTCTATAGCCTCGTGGAAGGTCCACTGTGCGTCGTTGAACTCGAAGGGCACGAGAGCGCCGGACTTGTCGAGGATTTTGAGGCAGTCTTTGGCGAATATAGGCAGGCCGTGGACTGGCTGCCGCCAGACCTTCATGCGTTCGATAAGACGTGCCTGTGATTCGTTCATGTTCCCGTTCAGAACTGTTCGGCGCCAAGGTCGGGGGCCGGGGTGACATCGTGGTAGTCCACGCCCTCCTGCATGTCCAGCATCTTCACCGCCTCTTCGATGCTGATCGTGCCGGAGACTTCCAGTTGCTGGGGCTTGGTGATCGTCTTGGTGAACACCTTCGTGT